TGATAAGGTTGCTACTATGGAAACTACTATGGCAGAAGCTGTGTTAAAAGTAAATCAGGCAGCAGAAAAAGCAGAGAGTGTTGGTAAGGTACAAAAAGAGATTGAGGACTTATGGCGTGGGATGGACGCATTAGCCAACCCGCTTCAATAGGAGAATCAAATGTCAGAAGAAAATAATATTGTAGACAAGAAGGCATACCAAAAGAACCGCCGCTATATGGCGTGGACTTGCCTTGGTATGATGGTAATTAGTACAGTAGCTGTGCTGGCTTCACCCGCACGCTTTGAGTCTGCCGAAGCTATCCTGATGATGATGTATGGCTCACTGTCTGCAGTGGTTGCTGCATACTTTGGCTTTGCTAAGAAGCAGTAGCCTCCTGCATCATCTGGTCAATCATAGAGTCAAACGTATACTTAGGCTTCCAACCTAGAACTTCACGGGCTTTGGATGAGTCACCAAGCAGCAAGTCTACCTCTGCGGGGCGATAGAACTGTGGATTAATCTTTACTACTGTATTGTCATTCTCGTCTATAGCAGTCTCATTTAGACCGACATCACCTACCCACCTAATTCTCATATCTACTGCAGTAAAACACCGTTCAACAAGCTCACGTACAGAATGTAGCTCACCTGTAGCAAGCACATAGTCATCACCCTTGGGCTGCTGCATCATAAGGTACATACCTTCAACGTAATCTTCGGCATGCCCCCAATCTCGTTCTGCATCTAGATTACCTAGCTCTATATGCGGCAGGTTGCCACGTGCAATATTGGCTACACCCTGCACAATCTTCTGAGTAACAAACTCTTTGCCCCGCCAGGGAGACTCGTGATTGAATAGAATACCGTTGGAAGCGTGCATATTATATGCCTCACGATAGTTTTTTACTGTCCAAAATGCAAACTGTTTAGACACGCCATATGGACTGCGTGGATAGAAGGGTGTAGTCTCAGATTGGGGTGTTTCTAAAACCTTACCATATAGCTCTGACGTAGACGCTTGATAAAATTTGGTGTGTTCAGTTAAGCCAAGTGTGCGAATGCACTCTAAGAGCCTTAAAACACCCATAGCGTCCACGTTAGCAGTGTATTCTGGGACATCAAATGAGACACGCACGTGAGACTGGGCTGCGAGGTTGTAAACTTCGTCAAATAAATGGGTATCAAACAGCTGCATAAGGCTACCTGTATCGGTTAAATCAGCATAGTGTAGATAAAAGTTAGGCCGACCAATCAGGTGGGCAATGCGCTTAGATGGCTCTGAAGATACACGCCGCTGCAAACCGTGTACAATGTAGCCCTTGTCAAGCAGAAGCTCTGCAAGATAGCCACCGTCCTGTCCTGTTACGCCAGTAACAAGTGCAGTTCTTTCTGTAAACTTACTCATCGGAGGCAGCTTCATCTTCTTCTTCCTCAAAGTCTTCAGGCCATGTAGACATAAAAAGCTCGTACATTTTTTCTTTACCTATAATTTTCATTGATGCACATATCTTGCCTTCAAGACCTGCTACATCCTGTGGTCCTTCGTCCTCTGCATTGTTACCACGCACACGAGATAGCAACTCAAGAGCTTTGAGTGCAGTCTGACCATTGCCGTTTGCCTTGGCTTGTTCATATTGCTTCTCAAGCTCTGATACAACATCTACATCGGTGCTGTATTCTTCCTCAAGCTCTTCCAATCTGCGCTGTATAGCAGGCTCTTGCAGCAACCTATACCCTTGGTTGTGAGCAGACTTGTCACTGTAGCCAGCAGAGATAGCAGACTGTGTGGCATTCTTGTTTATAAGATATGCTTGGCAAAACTTTTCTTGACGTTCTTTAAGCTGACCCGTCATTCATAAAGTCCTCAAAGGTTTTAAATTTAGTATTGTAATATGATTGTTTAAATACTTGTGATGCAAGTGTACTTTCTCCGTGGAATGTGAAGTTTATACCGCAATCTTTTTGCTCGAATAGTTTTTCTAAGTCTTGCGCTAAAGCAAGAAGCTCTCCTGTTGTCCAGAAGTATTCGCCACCTGTTTCAACCTTCATAAACTTTGGTTGTTCTGCCTCGTCTTTGGCATCTTTGTCAACTATCTCCTCTGATACACTGCAATCGAAGCCAAACAGGTGAATGTTTCTATATCCAAGAGTTTCTAGCAGTCCAACTGCTCTGGTTGCTGAAGCTGTACCACCAGTAATTAGTAGTGTACCTTCTTTGATTCCCAAATCTGGGTGTAGTTCAAACTTGTCTTTTATTTCTGGATTTTGTAATGCACCTGTAAATGCGTGGAATCCACATACATTTTTAGTTTTAGACATAATGTAATCAACAGCAGATGTGTCTGTCATACTAGCGATAACAAACATGGTGTCTGGGTCTACATTTTTAAACAAGTCTTTACGCTTAACACCGTGTGTGCTTACGCCCTCTACGGGGCGTGGGTCTAGAATAATGCAAGCATACGGCTTGATTCCATGTTCTAGTAAACGGGGATATGAATGCTTAACGCACCATATTTTTGCGTTATATTTTTCTTGAACTTCACGAACTTTATCAAAATCTATTGTGCCTCCAGAAACAACTATTGCATGTTCATCTGTTGTTTTATAGTGTTGTATCCAGTCATAGTTTTTAATTTTATTTATGTTATATTTTACATTATTGTGTATATCATCTACTGGCATAGAATCTTTGGGTTTTACAATAATTGGTACACGCATGAACTCTTTAGGTAAATCTTTTTCTTTTTTGGATACAACTACTCCAAGATGAACCCTGCCGCCAAAAGCAGTTGGGTCATCCGATGGCAGAATATATTTATTAATGTCTTTAATTTCTTTAAATGTTCTGATTATACCGTTGTAATCAGGATTATTTAAAAACTCTTCGTCTTCATGTGAATAGTAATCATCAAACACTATAACAGGGACATCCTTCAAGAATGTGTAGTCGCTTTTAACTGTGTCATATGAATGACCGCCATCAATGTACGCTAGGTCTACATCCTCAAAAGACTTGCCTTTCATTGTTTCTTTTGTATTACCACAGTATAATGTGTGAGTAAACTTTTTACCTTTTTCTTTCATCTTTACAGTAAATTCAGCAAGTCTTCGGCCTACTGCCTCTGTAGCATTATGAGCCTTAATGTTTAATTCTAACTTGTCTGTTTCTTTTGTTGCCTCTTCAAATAAATCAAACCCACGATAGTGTACTTCATCAACATTTTCAAAGGCAGCAAGAGCCATCTCAATAGCACGGCCACCATTCCATGTTCCTGTTTCTACAATAGTAAATGTGTCACGACCTTCTGAATAAAAGCGAACTATATCAGCAAGCTGCTTATAGCGTTTTGGACCAACAATATCAGGAGATACTTCTTGTTTTTTCTGCCACTTGCGGTTGCCTTTATTGTGTGTAAAGTGTTCATTCAACATACAGTTTTCAAACACCTCTAGTCCACGCACACCTTCTGATAGATTGCGTACACGTGCGCCATGAGCTTCGTATATCTTGAGTAGGCGTGTATATATAAACGAATCAGTCCACTCACGATAGCCAAACACCTCGTCAGTGTCATATGCGCCACGAATATCTACAATATGTGAACAGGCATTGTGGTATGCCATGTTCCAAGCAGTAAAGCCTGTTTCGCTATAGTCAATGTCAATGCGACCAAGGTGTACCATGTCTACCTCGTCAAGCATAATCTTGGCTGCATCTTCTGCAGTGAATCTTTTCTTTGTGATGGTGTCGGCATCAAGCCACGCCAACCATCCCTTATATTCTTCGTCTAAAAGTTCAAAAGCCAGGTCAGTATATGCGTATACTTTATTGCAAAAACGAACGGCATCCATTCTATAATTATATGGTGCTTCTGCAAAGCGGCCATTCTTATCTGAGTTACGCCCAATAAAATCATTACGTGCTTGCACATCCTCAATGTGCCGATAAGTAATAAAGCTTACTTTCGGTAGGCTGTCTGTATTCCCTTCATACCCCTCTAAATATACGTATAGTTTAAAATCTGTTGGCTTCCATTTATTAACAACAGACTCTAGCATTGGCAGTCCGTAGTCTTTTTCAAATTGTTTTGGAAAGCTGGTTACAAAAGTATACATTATTCTTCCTCTTCGTATAAATTATTAAATATTTGGTTAGCATCAAGAGTATAATCTAAGTCACTCTTGCTGTAGTGTATTTGTGCTGATGGCTTAAAGTCTGGCGCACCCTCTCCTGTAACGAACCAGGCGGGGTGTGTTACCCTTACCCTGTTATTTGGTAGCGCCACAATGTTGCCCGTCCATTCACCCGCATCTAACAAGCACATAACATGGCTTTGTTTGTGTTGTGCTGGGTCATCTGCAATCTCACTGTCTGTATAATCAACAGTGAAGAGATATTTTGCTGGGTACATGTCGCCATCTATCTTAGCAAGCCACGGCGCAGGTGTTGCTCTATCAATAACATATACTGCGTGAGTATGTGATGGGCAATCCCACGGTTGGGCTTGGTGAGTAGCCATTTGCTGCGGCCACTCTTCTACTGGTATATCACCCATTAAGCCTGTGATGGGCATTCTTGCCCACATTGCACCGCCATGCACAGTATCTTCTTCATCGCCTTCGGCAGCTATGCCTGTAAATATAATCTGAAAACTAAGGCTACGGTTTGGCATGGTAGTTACACCAACTGCCATACCATGTAAGAACTCTCCATGGTAGGCTTCGTGATTGTGTGTAAAGTCACGGCGAACCCAACACTTAAAATGTGGTATATTGCTGTGAAGATATGGCATTACATGTTCTCCAATATAAGTTGTGTTGTTATTTCTTTTTCGGCGGTTTTCCACTCTTCTGTATACGCCTCGTCAATAGGCCGTTTGGGTTGCCATCCCTTAAACCACGGACCGCCCGTTGTAAAGTGAGCATTCTTCGCCTCAGTATGTTCGCTTGAATGTCCGTCAAGCCAGTTCCATTCTTCATGTATATCTCCAATCTCGTCATCGTCAAGCCACCCAAAAGAGTGCAGCCAAGAACCTGATTGCAGGTTCACTGCATCAACGGTAAGCTTTTTGTTGCTGGGGTGGGAGCAGTTAAATAACATAAAGCTAGACCAGTTCTTTCTGCGATAGCGGGTTTGGGCAACCCCATCCATCTTTGCTCCTTCGGGTGGCTCATACTTGTGCTTGACACATTGAACAGCAAACTCTGTTCTCTTGCCATACACACCGAAGATGCCTTCGATGTCACCACGCACAAACATATCGGCATCCATAAACAATGCCAACCCTTGATACTGGTTCAATGCGGGAACAAGGAAACGAGTAAACGTAAAGTCTGTGCTGAATGGTTTGTTGTCGAAGACATCATAGCGTTGCTTCGGGTCGTGTTCAAATACACGTGAAGCCCTGCGATATAAACCAATGCGGCGAAGCTCTGGCTCAAGCAGGGGGATAATGTCATATATTTTGTTGTACTTGCGGATGGAGTGTTCCAGAACCTCATAGGCTCGATGGTCACGCTCGTCATATCCTACATAAATAACTGGTCTTCTTTTCATAACTGCTCCAATATAAGGGTGCGGTGGACAGAAGAGAGAAAGGACTGAAGAACTCTGCCCACCGCTTGTCTTATATTATATGAAAATTATGAAGCTAAGTCAAGGACTTTTTTATAGTCCTGTAATTCTGTTTGCTCTAGATACCAACAAGCCTTTCTAAACCTGCCGTTGTTGTCGCCAAAGTTTGAGTCTTTGTACAGTGTATCTGCCTGTATTGCGCCACGGCATTCATACTCACCTTTTGCACCTACCATTAACATAAATACATCTATGTTTTTATTTTTAGAGTTTGACAAGAGACAGCCTGTTTTCCACGGCGTAGTTTTTACATCAATGCGAAGCCCGTTGTATCCTACGTCACCCATTTCTAACCCAGAGTCTACGCCCTTTGTGCCAAGGGTAAATAGGTCTGTAGGATATACGTTAAGAAGTTTACACGCCGCAAGCTCTGATTCTGCGCCCATGATGTCAGGTTCTATTTCAGATAGGTTTTGAGCCACAAGCTTTCGCTTTATATTTTTACTCCTGTTTCCATAGTATCTGCTTTTTGCCACAAACAAAGCAATCTTTTTTTCTGGCTCGTTTAAAATAACCTTTGTCATGTTATCTCCGTTCTATATCTTCTTCATCTAAGATGTCGCCCGTCCATATCTCGATTATCTTAGCATCTTCGTCACCGATATTGCCAACGTGATGCCACATCTTTTTTTGTATGGTAAGTTTATCACCTTTATTGAACACAAGGCTACGTTGTAGCGCACGGTCTGTTTGCAACACAACATTGATGCTGCCCGATACTACAAGCCACTCCTCTTTCCTGTGCTGATGACGTTGATTAGATAGATATTTGCCTGGATGTATGGTAAGTTCTTTTACTAGATAGCCGTTGCCCTCTAATAGAACTTTGTAGTAGCCCCAGTTCCTATCAACTTTGTGCATCGAAATACTTATTTATTGTTTCTATTTTTTCATCAGCCGCAGCAATCTTTTCTACCTGCGTTTCAATTGCTTCCACAACATCAGGATGTTCTCCAATACCAACAGATTGATTTAGGTAGACTTTAATATTAGCCTGAGCCACTGCAATTTCGCCTTCTAGTTTTTTAATAAGCGCATCTAATAAATTCATAATGTTAACTCCGCATTTAGTTCAGAAAATCCCCCAATGTATGTGCCATTAATCATAATCTGGGGAACTGTTTTTTTGTCTGGGAACAGTCGAGCAAACTCTGACACATCTACATCAACTCCTATCTCATAATAGGTGTATGGAAGGTCACGTTGCTCACACAACTCTCTTGCTTTATCACAGAAGCTACAATATTTTTGTCCGTATATTTCAATTTTATCTGCCATATTGTCTCCTATTTATGCTGCAGTCAAGTCAACAACTTCGCAGCTGTCGCCAGAACAAGCCAGCGTCTGTGTTCCTGCAGTGTTGTCTTCCTTCTCGTAATCAGAAAGCTTTGACCAGTCAATTGACTTTGGCATGGCCTTCAGTGCATCAGTGTACACCTTCTTGTCACAGTCCTGATAGGGTGCTTGTGCATAGGTGTGGTCGCTATGCGGCAAGAAGGATACGCCAGAGCAGATGTCAAAGTTGTCATATACCCATGCTCCTACGTTAAGCCACTCCTCGTCACGCACTGTGATGGTTACTGATGGCTTGTGTTCACACCACTCAAGGGCGTACATCTTCCACAATTCAAGCTGCTCAATGGCAGACATATCATTGCGTGTGACCGCACCAGTAGGCGACTTGACAGGGAAGCTAAACACTGTAGTGCTGTCAGGCTTCATTACACAGGATTCTGATGGGATGCCTGCGTCCTGCATGAACTGCGTTAGCGGGTCTTTGTTATCGCCCCGTACAGTTCGGATATAATACTCGCTATGACGAGCATGAATGCCAGAGGCAGAATCAACAAGCTGCGATACAGTACCCGAAGGTTTGACGCAAGTGATGGCCGCAGATGCACTAATTCCAAGTTGCTGTGCAACATCGTTGTTTGTTTGTACAGCAGTGTCACGAAGCTTGTTAAGAAGCTTTGCAGTTGGTTTGTTGGTAATCTCATTGTCCATAATACCTGTCAGGCTTACACCCAACAGCCTTTCTTCTTCAGTGTTACGCCGCCACACAGGCCGCAGATACGGCATGTTGGTGTACGTAGATTGAATTGTACCCAAGATTGTAGCAAGCTTTACCTTACGTGTCAAGGATTTTTCTGAGTCGGTTGGTCGAATTACAACCTCTGTGAGGTTACAGAACTGGTAAGGCCGCAGGATAATCTCACTGCAGGGGTTTGTTCCCCAGTCCTTGCCAATCTCACGGCGACCATTACGTGCTACGTGTTTGTCTGCTGCATCACGGCTGAAGATACCACGCTCACCAGACTTAGACTCGACCAGGGCTGTCCACTCACGCAGGAATGTTTCCATGTCGGGCTTTTCAGTGTAGGCAACAGAGTTGTTAGCCAACGCACGTTGACCCTCATTCTCCCACCACTGACCAGACTTGGCATGGCGCATACGGTCATCAGACAGGTTAGACAGGCTAATCATTGCACTGCGGCGTA